GAGCTCGCAAGCGAAGCCCATGGCACGCTCCGCGGTCGGGAAACCCACTTTCCGGCCGCGCTCGGGACACGCCTACTTGGCGGCTACGGCGTACTTCGGTGCGCTGGCGCCTGCTGAGCAAGAGCGAGTCAACGCCGTTATGGAGAAGACTCTACACATCTCCGCCGGCGCCGAATACGCACTGGGGCGTCTGCAGAAGTACTACCCCAAGCGCGGTGCCACTCCCTCCTCTCCCTTCACGTCGGAGGAGGCGCAAGTGGCGCTGCTCAACTGTGGACTCCGTCTAGACCTCATAGTGCCTGAAGAAGAGCAAGAGGTCGTGCTTAGACCGCACCCGCTCCTAGCCACTGAGCCAGGGCTGGGTGTGATGGTCAACAAGCACAGTGACAATGGGTTCCCAGTCGGAAGGACCATGACAGACCCCGCAGCGGCCGACAAGGTCATGCGTTTGGCTGTGGGACTGCGTCGCGACCTAGTCGCGGCGTTTCGCACGGCTGGACGTGCTGGGGTCCAGAAGTGGTACCGCCGGCTCATGATCACCAAGCCCGAGATGGTGGCGTTGAAGGGAAAGGCCAAGGCGGATTACTACAAGCAGGTGAAGCTGGAGAACAAGGAGCTGCGCTTCTACAATGTGTATCCGCGCCCTATGCTGCTGCTCATGCAGTCGGCCACACAGGTGCTGGAGTCACTGGCGCTTACCCTTGAGAAACAGGCGGGCCTCTACACGGCTCAGGGCGTGAGCTTGGCTTACGGTGGAGCACACGCCCTCTTCATAGAGATGGACACCAACCTGGAGACCAGAGGGTATCACTATCTACACGTCGGCGACGACACTCTCCTCGTCGTCCGGCTACCCAATGGTGTGCTGCTGGTGTTCGCACTCGACTGCGGCTCCTATGACCTGACCCAACACGCCGACACTACATTCTGGACTCACGAGCTCATTCGTCGGCAGCTGGCCCTGATCGACGGGGCCGCTGCCGAGCTCTGGTACTGCTTTATGCGGTCCAGACTGGTGGTTGTCGCTGGCACCAACGTTCGCATCCAGAAGCATGGAGGCCCCTCTGGGGGCCCCCTACAGTCCAAAGTCAACGACGTGCTGATGGACTGCTTTTGCCAGCGCATTGTGAGAATGACCAAGGCTCAGGGTCCCACCACCCACGACGAAATGCTCTCGCTAGTGCAAGCGGAAGCGGAGAAGGTCGGATTTGTCGCCAAGCTGGAGTTCTTCCGTGCTTACACGGAAGGGGAGTCTTACCCGCTCCCATCTTCATACTCCGTAGCTGACTTCACCGACGCTCCTGGTGGGGAGGACGCCACTACGGTGGTGTTCGACGGTACCCTTAAACACGCCTTCATGCTGGACTGGCCCCCGTTCCTGGGCTATCGCCTCTACTACTTCAAGAACAGCTGCCGGGTCTACGGGGATCCTGCCAGGTTCTTGCCCCGCATACGGTATCCCCACGCGCCCTTCTCCGGGAAGCGAGAGGACTTCCAAGTGTCGGAGGCACTTCGCCTAGGCCAGATCTACTTGAACACTGGGTTCCCGCCACCCGAGTACGCTAGAGCGCATCTGCTGCTCGCCCAAGATGTCGCGCGACAGCTGCAAGAGGTGCTGGATCACATAGGCAACAAATCTGTTGACGCCTATCGCACCAACCTCGAGGACAACCCTTTCGGGGTTGAGCTGAAGTCTGACATTGCGGGTGTGCTGGAGGCAGTGCGCTCTAAGCCGAAGGAGCTCTGGCTCATGCGCAAGCACTACGAAGAGGAGAAGTTGGCGCCACCCCCGGGGTCGGTGGGGGCATCGGCGAACTGGGCAGAAGAGGCCTATGAGGCGGACAACGAGCTCCGCACACTCTATGGCCTTCCCTCGCTACCTGTTGGTGAGGCTTCTATTGACAGAATCCTGTCCTTCGCTCGCAACTTGCCCCCCCAGCACCCAGCTACGCTTGACAACGATGGTAGGCCCCCACCAACCACCTCCGCCTGGGGGGAGAACAAGCCACCGCGTCCCAAGAAAAGATCGATGAGGTTGGGGGCGGTGGTGATGGGGGAACGTGAGGAGTACGTGGATGTGCCCGACTACGACAGCCTGTACAGCGACTCTGCCATTTGGCAGGGGAGCCTCTCTTCTATCGGAGAGGAGGAGGGAGAGCAGGCTGCGTGGGACGGCTATCTAGACGGCACCTTCTAGCTCCCCAATCGCTCAGCTCAGCCGTCACCCGGGACGGCTAAAATATAATCCGGGAGCTCGCCCCCCCCCACTGCATGCTATCTGCACTAAGATCTCTAACACCTCCGCAATCTCCAAATGAAGTCCAAGTCAGCATCGAATGCACGTGTTGCACGCTCCGCAAAGC